ATATGAATGCTGTATTAGAAAAGGAAGAACATAAATTATTTCAACCTTTACCACTTCGCAATAACATTATTCCCAAGCATATCATTCTGGATACAGCGTGTATCATCAGTTTATTCTGTCCTGAAAACGCAAAGAAGGGAGAACTTTTGAAAAGCGTGAAGGAAAATCAATATGATGTATGGAATAATCTGTTGAATTTACAGCATAAAACATTCAAATGCAAACATTATCAATATCATCATCAACTCCAAACAGATGGTATTAGTTGTTCCTTATTGTTTATTCGTAAGGATTTGAAAGATAAGAAATGGGGAAGCAGAGTTCCTACTTTGTTAGAACAAGATTTTCATAATATAGAAGATTTATCCATAGAACAACTCAAAGAAGTTGCGCCTCGTAATATTGTTGGATGCGACCCTGGTAAACGCAGTTTAGTATATATGATGGATAGTAATGGTAAGAAACTCCAATATACAGCACCTCAAAGGAAACGAGAAAGCAAAGCAAAAATAAACCAGCGAATATTATTGGCGGAAAAGAAACGAAACAACATCATAGAAAAAGAAACTCATTTATCCTTTCAAAATAGTAAATCGGTTGATTATGAAAAGTTCAAAAAGTATTTAGTAGAAAAAGATAAACTGAATAAAGAAACATTAGATTTCTACCAACGAGATGTTTGGAGGAAAATGAAGTTTAGGCAATATAGTTATGGTAAGAAGTCAATAGATATATTCCTCAATAAAATCAAAGAAACTTTTGGAGACAATATCCTTATTGGTTATGGAAATTGGAGCAGAAGCACTCAAATGAAACACTTTATGCCTACTATGAATAAAGGATTACGAAAGCAAATCCACAAGAAATATGATACAATAACAATCAACGAGTGTAATACAAGTAAAAAATGCTGTGAATGTAATAATGATTTGTCATATTACAGACATAGCGATGGAAATAAGCAGTTTCGTCTTTTAGTATGTTCTGGATGCGTGAGACCCCAAGTCAAACAAATCGTATTTAGAACACGAGACGCAAATTCAGCAATCAACATAATGAACTTAACAAAATGCTGGATAGAAAAGCAAGAACGCCCTGCCTGTTTTCAAATTTCGTCTTTCACCACATCTAATATACAAAAAGAAGTGGAAAAAGTTAGACCATCGTAGGTGAAACTCCTACTATTGATTTTACACCTTGAATCATTTTTTGAAACAACTTAAAGTTGTCCCATTTTAAATCTTCAAGGGTGTAAATGTGTATAAATCACGTCCAAATACCCAAATCTAAACCGCCGTATTAAGGAATTGTACCAAAGTGGCTTTAGTCACCTTAGCATCATAATTAATCACTTGCCCGTCTTTCAACAAAATAACCGTAGGAAATCCCTCGACCTTATATTGATTAATCATTTTCTCGACATCAGGAGTTTCGGTAGTACAATCGACCTCGGTAAAAATAACAGTTCGTCCATTAATAGTCTTGTCCTGATATTCATCGACCACCTGTTTCCATTCGGGTTTAGCGGTCGTGCAAATAGGACACCATTGTGCAGTAAAAATTATCAATTCGACTGGACTGCCGTTACTAGAAGTAGTAGGGATATGCTCGCTATTTGCTCTATAACCAGGGGCAAACATCGCCTTAATTTGTTTGCTAAACATTAGATATGCCGCAACAGATATAACAATAATAAATAGAACAATAAGAACATAGGACCAATTGACGCTAGATGTTGCGGATCGCATACGCGACATTATAGATGATCCGGAATCAGATGAAAAACTTACAGATTTACCCCCGCGTGCAGAAAACATTATATATATTTATAGAAGAATAAATTAGTATAATTATAAACGAAAACAAAATAAAGATAATTTTTTATATTATATTAAATAGTACAGCACAGTACAGTACAGCACAGTACAGTCAAAACAGTAATGTTAGTTAGAAAGTATGACGGGACAATGGTCGAAATAAATAAATGTGATTATACAAATGATTATCAATATTATAAAAAATTGGGAGAAATTATGTATAATATTGTGGAAGAACATAAGGAAGAAAAAGGCATCAATGGGTATTCCAGGCAAGCAATTGATCAATTATTACAAAAATTTACGCAAAACAGAAATCAATAAAACAAAAATAAAAAATGAAAAAAGATAGCTACACGTAATATTCATTTTAGTATTTGTCCATGGCCCAGTGCCCATAACAGTCGTATTAGTTTCACTGGAAAATGATTTAGTAATAGTATAATTTTTATACAGAGCAAATGCTAAAATAAAAACAATCGCGCATTTTCCAAGAATCGATGCCATGAAAACCCGGTTTAGTGGACTCACGATAAAAAGTAGGATAAGAAAAATAGATACAGTTGTGCAGATACATACTTGTTTTGATCCAGCTGCGTATTGAGATATATTTTGACTGGTTGCGCTATCCATTATTATTATACCTATAATATAATAATAATTTAGATATATTTTTAGTAATACTAAATATAAATATAATAATAATAACAATGTCATTATCTAGAGTACTATTGAGTAATCTAACCAATCCCGATCTAGAGATAGAGTTGAATGTGGACGAGATAACATTTTTGAAAGAAATATTGAATGAAACACCGGAAGTATTTGATAACATAGTAGATGAAAAAATGGATATTCATGATATTCCGCAAATAATCGCGTCAATATCAATGGTATACAATTCAATTTTGATTGAAAAAGTGGATATGATAAATATAATTCGGTTTACAATAAATAGTATATTGGATTCACATTTGTTTCTGTCACCCGATATTGAATTATCAATTATTATGAAGGTAGTGGACGGATCCATCGATTTATTGAAAATGAATATGATACTAAGTAAGAAAGATGAAGAAGTTTGGTGTTATTCATTATTTTGTCCACCGAAACGATAATAACAAGATCGATATCATTTGAAAAAATATTTTCTAATGATAATATAACCATAGATGTCTAACAAAACAAAAAAGGTATATACAAAAAAAGAATATAATAGCGGGGATGGAATGGTGACTGCGACGTGGGGACCAAGTATGTGGCATTATTTACATACAATGAGTTTCAATTATCCAGTTGAACCGACACAAGAAGATAAAAAACGGTACAAAGAATTCATTTCGAATTTACAGTATGTATTGCCGTGTAAATATTGCAGAATTAATTTAAAAACTAATTTGAAGCAGTTACCGATTACGCCGGAAGTAATGAAATGTAGAGATACATTTTCAAGATATGTGTATAATTTACATGAACTCGTAAATAAAATGTTGAAAAAGAACTCCAATTTAAAATTTTGTGATGTGAGGGAAACATATGAACATTTTAGATCACGGTGTACAGATGATATTCCAAAACTAATTGGTGCGACAAAAGAAACGACAAAGTTTGCAAAGACGGTAAAATCGGGCCATAAAAAAGGATGTACTGAACCGCTTTATGGTAAGAAATCTAAATGTATTATTAAAATCGTACCACAAGAAGAACGCGTAAAGACCTTTCAAGTGGATAAAAAATGTATCAAGACAAAAACTAGATCTAGTGCAAAGCAAACGCAATTTAATAAATAGATAATAAACTAGCCAATTGAATACTTTTTCTCTCTACGATTTCATTCATTAAGTTGTTTAGGATAAGAATTTTGGGAATTTACAAGATATTTGTTTGAATGTATATGGTACTGTTTGGAAAATAGTAAATAGAAAATAATAACATAAATAATAACATAATAAATACAAAATATTATGTTATACAAGAAATAAAAACAAATAACACATAAAACATGTATGATTGGTTGATATATGTATCATCGGCACTAATAATATTCGGATATATTCCCGAAATAGTACAAAATATAAAAAATAAAAACGCGACATTTGATTCATTACCAATTTGGGTAATTTGGATATTAAGTTCTGTTGCCGGAATCGTATATTGTGCAATCAATCGGGAGTATACCGTTATAATAAATTTCATAATTACGGGAGTATTGAATACATTGGTATTATTGATAAAATTATATTATGCATATAAGAATTTGTCCATCAACTACATTCCAAACGTACTGTAACCGGATAATACGGGGTTGGGTAAATTCGGATTACTTGCGGAATAATTGGGAACTAATTTGCAATCATATTCGGGTTCAGGGCATCGCCCGCATGGTGGACAAGCAGGACATTTTTCCTTTTTATTGGGAGGACATATGACAGTGGGGCACGCGGGACAAACGGGAGGGACAATTTCAGATTTCAAGATATACAAATCTTCTTGGCCTTGAGGAATCATTGCTCGTGGAATACCTTGTGGCATGGTACTATTGTATGCCCCGGTACTGTTTGATCCCGTACTATTTGATCCTGCACCGGCACCAGATCCAGCATCATTATCACTATCATATCCGTACGAATTATAATTATTTCCATTGGAATAAGATGAAGTACTACTACTACTGGCATATGGCGCAGCGGCATTATTTCCAGATACATCAGTTCCTTGATTATATGTGTACGTATATGTATTTGTGGCGGTATAAATCGTAGTTGTTCCATTAGGTTGCGTTACTTCTAATGCATATTGACCGTTTGTTCCGACAAATACACGCGCAGATCCACCATTGGGACCATAAAACATTGTGTTGGCAACAGACGACATGACGCTTGACCCTGCAGCACCAGCACCAGCACCAGCACCAGCACCAGCACCAGCACCAGCACCAGCACCCGCACTATTCGATGGCCATGAATTGGTACTTCCAGATCCATTTACGCTATATACGGTTGTTGTACCGGTACCATCAGTAACAGAAATCAAATAGGCACCGTTGACACTTGTGACGGTAGCAATTCCGCCATTAGGGCCGTAAAATGTCGAAGGCGCTGAATTATCATAATGATTATAATTATCATATGATCCTCCCGTATTACCGGAATTTGTTGACGATGAAGAAGAAGAAGATGACGGGGATGATGATGGAGTAGTAGATACGCCGGTATTTAAGGTGACGTATCCATTGGACATACCTTCAGTCAAATAACTACCTCCTAAAAATGTTCCAATTACAAGTCCTAATAGTAAAATAGTAAATAGAATTATTAGTGATCTATTATGCATTTTTTAATGATTTAGTTGATATAGTATATTATTATATTATTTGTATAAAAATAAAAATAAAATATAATAATAAAATTGAATGAAAATACAATACAAATTACAAAATACAAATTACAGATACACTATAAATAAATAATAAAATGGAGAATCAGAATCAAGTCAACCAAAAGGAGAAAAAGGAGAAAAAGGAGAAAAAAGAAAAAAAGGAGAAAAAAGAAAAAAAAATAAAACCGTTATTATTTCCGTATTATGATTCATCGGCGGAAATAATAGAGATTGGGGTGGATGAAGTTGGACGTGGTCCGTTATTTGGTAGAGTATATACCGCCGCGGTGATTTTACCTAAAGATCATGATGCGGAATTTGATCATTCAAAAATGAAAGATAGTAAAAAATTCCATTCGAAAACAAAAATCGTGGAAGCCGCAGAATATATTAAAGCCAATGCAATTGCGTGGGAAGTTAGTTATGAAGACGAAAAAGTTATTGATGATATTAATATTCTGCAGGCAACGCAACAGTCAATGCATAAATGCATAACACAACTTATAAAGGGGCAACAGCAGCAACAGCAGCAACAGCAGCAACAGCAGCAACAACACATCAAATTATTGATTGACGGAAATTATTTCAAACCATTAGTCCGGTATAATCCGACCAAAAAAATGTTAGAACCGGTAGATTTTGTTTGTATTGAAGGCGGCGATGATAAATATTCCGCGATTGCAGCTGCATCTATTCTGGCTAAAGTTGCAAGAGATGCGTATATTGAAGAATTATGTGCAGTACATCCAAATTTGTCGGAACATTATAGTATTGATAGTAACAAAGGATATGGCGCAAAAAAACATATTGATGGGATTAAAGAACACGGGATTACACCGTGGCACAGGAAAAGTTTCGGGATTTGTAAAACCTTTGTATAAATTTACGGCGCATATTGACTAAGGATGTGGCCCTTGTGAAGCATTTATCGGAGTAGATCCAATGGCAAATGGAGATACATCTGATGTCGTTGTAATCGCCGACCAATCTGAATAAAAAGTGAGTTTAAAAATGTCTATAGCACTAAATGGACCACTTTCTCCGAGTTGCCATATTCTTAATATTAATCCGCCGTCTATATTAATGTTGTAACCAGTAAAATCTATAAAATCATTGACGGATACACTTTGTGTAATAACATTTCGAGCAGTTTGTATATATTCGCCAATAGCACCACCATTTACACGATTAATTGTATCAGGGGTATAAACAATTGACGTATTTGAAGATATAAAATCAATGTATATAGAACTATAACTTTTTATGTATGAGGTTCTTTCATCTATTTCTTCCATCAATGTCCAATTGATGGCTATATATGTTGGTTGAAACGAATTTGGTGTAACAGTTGTATATGCTATTACATCTGTATAACTACTATAATTATAGGTGCTTAAATAACCGGGGGGGTTTGGAGGATAATTGAACGCACTATAATAAATCCAATATAATGGTAGTCCCGGCCCATAAGGACCATCGAGTCCGGTAGATCCTGTGTCACCTTGTGGCCCTGCGTCGCCGCCTGGACCCTGTTGTCCTTGGTAGCCATCTGGTCCAATTGAACCTTGTGGTCCCTGTGGCCCAACACCTTCGGGTCCAGTGTCACCCGTATCGCCTTGTAGGCCTGGATCTCCAGGAGGCCCATTGTTTCCAATTACACCTTGTGGACCTGGGTCGCCGGTTGGACCCTGTGGTCCTTGTGGTCCTTCATCTCCTTGATCTCCTGGTGGTCCTTTTACAGTTCCTGGTAGTCCTTGTGGTCCTTGTGGTCCTTGTCCCATACCACCAGTATCTCCAGTGGGTCCCTGTGGCCCTTGCAGACCAATAACGCCATAAGGTCCAGTATCACCAGTGTCGCCCTGTGGTCCCAAGTCACCGGTCGCGCCTTGTGGTCCTGTGTCGCCAATAGTAGGAATGCCTTGACTGCCCTGAGGACCCTGCGATCCAGTATCTCCTTGGGGGCCAACTAATCCTTGCGGTCCCAACAAACCCGTTATTCCTTGAACACCCTGCGGACCTTGAGGTCCAGTATCCCCCCGCGGTCCTTGGAAACCATCGGCACCCTGTGACCCAGTTATTCCTTGTGAGCCTTGGGAGCCTTGGGAGCCTCGAATGCTTTGTCCGGTAGATCCAGTCACACCTCTTGGACCTATTATGTTTGACGTGGGTCCAGTAGGTCCAATAATACCAATGCCAGTAGATCCCGTTACGCCGACCACTCCTTGTATCCCCGGTACTCCTTGTGCGCCTGAAGGACAACAGTGTATTGTCGCTAAATATTTTGAATACGTGGAATAATATGACATATTATATTAGTAATATAATATATTTTTTACACCTATCAGTTGAATTACATATTTGCATTTATGGATTATACGGACCACCTGTAATGGAAACGGGTCCAGCTGGACCAGCCAATCCAATTTCTACAAAAGTTAGAGACATGTTATAATTTTCTATAAGCACAGTTGTTCCAATATCCGACATTTGATGTAATGTACAATACAATGGAAAAGATGGATTATGTGTGTATTCAAACAAATTTACATAATCATTTGCACTAGCCGAGGCCATATTATCGGGGCTTTGACCAGATGAATTTATCATTGGGCTATTTAGGACTATACCCCCATTTGCGGCATTAATTGTAATTGGAGTATAAGTGAACCCGTTACTATAAAAATCAATATATATTTGTGATTTACCGTTTCCACTGTATTCCGTTGCCTCTATGGTCCAATTGATTGCCATGTATCCAGTATCCGATATACCAAAAGAAGGTAAATTTGGTATTTCAAAATAACTAATGTCTGTATATCCGGTATTATCTGCTGTAACCCCCATAGAACCCGATATTTTATATGCGTATAATGGAATTGATGGTCCCTGCGCCCCCTGTGGTCCCTGTGGTCCCTGTGGCCCGGTGTCTCCCCGCGGCCCCTGCGGTCCCGGATCGCCTTGAGGTCCTTGTGCCCCTTGATTTCCTTGTGGTCCTTCGCTTGTTGGACCCAGTCCGGTATATCCTTGATATCCAATTGGTCCCTGGGGACCTTGAACGCCTTGACCTGTATATGTATCACCCTGGGGTCCCGCATATCCCTGTGGCCCCGGTGGACCAGATCCTTGTGGTCCCTGTGGTCCCTGTGGCCCCTGAGGTCCTTGCGACCCGTTTACACCAATAGGACCGGTTGGACCCGGTACGCCCACCGGTCCTTGTGTTCCGGTATCGCCTTCTACTCCTTGAGGACCTATTCCTACATCTCCTTGTGGCCCCTGTGGTCCTTGTGGTCCCATATCACCAGTATTTCCAGTGGGTCCCTGAGGACCTATCGCCGGACCAGTCGAGCCAGTATCTCCTAAATCTCCAATTATTCCAGTAATACCTTGAGGCCCAGTGATACCCTGTGCGCCAGACAGTCCATCTACTCCAGTTGATCCAGTGGGTCCTTGAGGACCATATAATAATCCAGTTGGTCCTTGTACACCTTGTGCGCCTTGGGTGCCTTGTTGTCCAGTTATTCCAGTTACTCCAGTTACGCCACTAGCTCCACTTTTCCCGGTTGCTCCCTGAGGTCCTTGTGGTCCAGTAGGTCCAGTGGGACCAAGCGTAACTCGTCCAATTGGTCCAGGTAATCCTATAATACCGGGGGGTCCTTGTGATCCTATATTTATACTTTTACAACATTGGATTGGCATTATATATTGGCATTATAATATATTGGCATTATATATTTTTATTGTAATATTTATTATTGAGTCATTCGTAAAGCCATTGTATATGACTTTATTTGAACTGGATTGGCATCAGTTGAATTATTTATTTGATAAATATTACACTTTATTCCAGTAGCTCCAGTCCAAGTAGATAGGTCAACATAATCATTTACGCTGGTGGTCTGATTAATTAATGTCGCGCCTTGTATAGAATACATTACCGATGCATTTGCCGAAAAAGAATCCCCGCTATTAATATTTATAGGTTCATATGTAGTTACACCATCATAGAAATTAATATATACTGCGCTACATCCAATTGGTCCGGCTGCAATAATTTCGTTTAATGTCCAATTAATCACGTATGCTGCTCCGGTAATACCTGTACCCGGATCAATAATAAACGTGCTTATACCTGTGAAACCATCTGAATATGCTGCGGTTGAACCCGTTATATAATATACACTTGTTACTGCTGCAGTAGGCCCGGTGGAACCAGTTGGCCCGGGGATACCGATAGGTCCTTGAGGCCCCATTGAACCCGGATCGCCACCAAATCCACTTGCTCCTTGTGGTCCATCATATCCCGGCGGCGAATATGATCCAAGTGGTCCCTGCGGTCCCTGTGGGCCTTGTGCACCCGTCGGCCCCACTCCTGGATCGCCAGTTGGCCCCTGTACTCCTTGTGGCCCTTGGTAGCCGGGAAGTCCCGAACCTGCAACACCTTGTATTCCTTGATCACCTTGAGGCCCTGGAACCCCTTCTGGTCCTTGGTCGCCTGTAGTAGACGGCCCTTGCGGTCCTTGAGACCCTGTCGTACCTTGCAGTCCAATGTCTCCAGTACCTTGAGGTCCAGTAGGTCCTTGATTGCCTACACCGAGAGGTCCTTGAGCGCCAGTAGGTCCAGTATCCCCAGTTAAACCGGGTATTCCAGTATTGCCCGCCGCCCCCTGAAACCCCTGAAGTCCTGTATCTCCTTCTAAACCCAGAGGTCCTACTGGCCCAGGTAATCCTTGAGGACCGTCTAACCCCATATACCCCTGAACACCTTGAACACCTTCTAACCCCGGCACACCCGTCGGTCCTTCTACCCCTTGAAATCCTGCCGGGCCCGGCGATCCCTGAAATCCTGTCGGCCCAGGCGCTCCTGGACATCCAGTAGGACCCGTTAATCCGGTAGGTCCAGTGAGCCCAGCGAATCCACCAGGACCAATTGGACCCTGTACTCCATCAGGCCCTTGAGGACCAGTACCACCTTTTGAAATATTACAACAAAATTGAGATCTTAAATTATTTGCAGACATTCTATATTATTTATTATATTAGTTGAATATAATAAATACAGTAAATAATCAACTATATCAATAAAAATAGGCAGGTGACCATTCTGCAATAGATTCGTATACATTATTGAATTTTTGGATACGAGCAGGATCAGAAGAATCATATGATAATAAATACGATAAATTTTCAGTACATTGATTTACAGAAGATACACCCATAATAATCTTATCATTATATCTTAATTTAGATTGGTGATGTAGCCACTGTAGCGAATATTCGGTGCATTTAGGGATAGTTAAATCTGTATACAATTTAGAAAGTTCTGTTAAAATCGGTTCTTTCCAAAAAATATTTTTATAAATATCATTATTTTTAAATCGATTGTCGTTGATACTGTTATTAACACTAATACAGCTACCAATACAGTTACCAATACAGTTACCAATACAATCACGATATTTCCCGGTCAATAGACCGCCGGCTAAAGGATTATATCCCCAAAATTCAATATCGTATTCATCGAGTAATGGGAATATTTCTTCGACGCGACGACAAATGAGATTATACATTCCCTGATAATAGTGTGGCATTACGTATCCGTTTTCAAAACATAGATCCATTATTTCTTCTAATTGAATTTTTGAATAATTCGAAATACCTAATTGAGTAAATTTTTCATTTCGCCATAATGCATCACATGCTTCAATAGTTTCACGAATCGGTGTTTCATTATCGGGACAATGTAAATAAAAAATGTCAACGGATTCCAATTGTAGATTTTTCAAAGAGGTGGTTAATTGACGATAAATTCCTTCCTCTGATAATTGCCCCAATTGTCCCGTTGTAAAATCATTATTTAACCACGGATTTGCTTTTGTCGCTATTTTTGGAATCATTGATAAATCGCCTAATGAAAAAATATGACCTAATGATTGTTCTGTTTTTGTATTCCCGTAATAATAGGCAGTATCTAATATTGGATCCATATCATAAACAATACATTTTTGAATATACGTTTCAATAATATTACTATACGTATTTAAATTTCGTTCTTTTTCGGATAAGGATGAATGCGGATAATCAATATTCATCGTTCCTAAAACAATATTTTTGTTTTCATTGTTTTTACTGTTTTCATTGTCCATTATTGTATTACATAATGATAAAAATATTAGCGAATCGAAGTCATGATATACATAATAATTAGAGCATTAAATAATGACATTACATAAATATTTCGGACAAAATAAAGACACCCTATCAATAATAAAATCGCCATGTCGAGTCTAGACATTTTTATCGCCACCAATTGCCATAAAAGCATTCCAATATAGACGAGTCCAATAATTCCGGCAAGTTTCAGCGCATAGTGTAAAAAGGTAGATGAAAATGTAAAGTATTTGAATAATGGTAATAACGACGAATAA